CGTCCATCCAACGTGCTAATTCATCAACTAAAATATTGTCTTCAAGACCTAATTCGTCTTGTAGTGTATATAATGGTTCTGCAAATTCGCCTACTGCTTCTTTTGTTATTTCTTGTGATTGCATTAAAGGTTTAGATCTTAGTGGAGCGCCACCTTTATTCCAACCAGGAAACTTACTTCTTATTTTATTATCAAGATCAACACTTAACCAAGGACGTTTAAATCCATACTTTTCAGTGTGAGTGCGTACTTTTCCGTTTTTAAACCAATCATAACCTTTTTTAATTGCATCGCCAACCTCAGCCCAATCTTCAGTTGTCATCTCTCCACGTTCAAACATTTCTGTAATGCGGTCATATGTTCCGTCAGCTGCCAAATCCATTATACGATCAATAATAGTTTGCCTATCATCGTCTGCAGTAAGTACTGTGCCGGACCATTCATGACTCATCGCTGCTAAATCATCAATTATTTCTTCAAGTTGATCTGTTGTCATACCCATTGCTTTGGCAAGTCCTTTCTCGTCGCCAGTATGGTATGCAGTTTCTAGTCTTTCATATTTTTCTTCTTCAGACTCTTCATTAACTGGAAAATCTTTCTTTTCTCTTTCGGTTAATACTGGTACGAATGTTGATGGGATACCAGCAAGTTCTTGTAATCTACTTATATCACTCATCTTTTGCTTTTTCCTTTTCTTTTCTAAGTTTTCCTAACGTCTCCAAAAACTTTTCATTATATTTGTCACCGTAGTAATCTTCATGATTAACTTCTGGTGCATCTTTATAATCAGGATCTGCTAGTACACTTGTTGTTTCAGCATCCGCATTATCAATTGCGTGTTGCTCTTGTTGTTCTAGAGGCTCATGCTCGCCGCGAACTTTCATAAATCCATCTCTAATTCCGATTAAATTTTGTAGTTCAGTTTGTATTTGGTATGCACTTGCTCTTAAATTAGTTGTAAATTCAACTACGTGTATTTCATAACCACGTAACTGTGGGAAATCATATGGAGTACTTTGTAGCATTAATTTTTTTGGTGCGGACATGCTAGTAATGTCATATTTTACTAAATGACGTTCTATTCTAGCAAGATCTTCTTCGCTTATCTCTTTAGCCAATTTAATTTTAAAATTAAACTCTTGACTTGCTTCTGTTAAGTAATTTTTAAGGGACTTCATGTATTTCTCCATTATATATTCTTATTTATCGTTTTCGATAATTTTCTTCATGATATCTTCAAGCATACTCGTACGATCGCCGACTATTCTACCTTCAAGTGCCTCTGGGTCACCATCAATGCCTTTACTGATATCTATCTTCTCTTGATCTTGGTCAATTTTTGCTTTTCTCATTTGTAATTCAAGCATTTTTAACTTTTTATCTAACTTACCTTGCTTTGCTTGGAGGGCCGCTGAAATCATTTTTGCCGCACTATCAAATATTGGTGCTGCGTGTCTATCTTCAACATTTTTTCCTAAACTTACTAAATCATCAAATGTTGTCATGGCTTTATTGGCATATTCATCCATTTCTCTTTCTATTTGATCAAAGCCTTGTACCATTGGCAATGCCGCATCAACACGCTCAACAACATCCATTGTTTTAGTGTTTACTGCTATTTCAGTTTTCGATTGCTTTAATGTTTTCTTTGGATTTTCTATTTCTTCCTTACTATCTGCAATATCTTCGATAGGTGGTAAATTAAATTCTTCTTCTAATGATTTTGTCATTTTAACCTTCCTTTAATAATAGTTATCCTTTTATTTTTTTCGCTTTCTTGGCTTATTAAATATTTCATGTTCTGTTATTACTCTGAATCCTAATCCATGTGCTTTGCACCATGCTCTTGCAGTTTCCCATTTTGCTTGATTAACTACTGCTTGTGCTTTTTCCATTTGGCTTTTTGCTTCGCCTAACATTTGTCCTGATGGCTTTATTTCTATTATTTCGGCGTGATTTTGCCCGTTTTTGTCTTTATATACCATTAATAAATCAGGAACATAACTTGAGTTTTTTCCAGTTAATGGATTCTTATAAGGAATTCTATGTGTTTCACTTCCCCAACCTATTACTGATGGATGAGCATCTGCCATTCTAAATACTGCTAGTTCCCAACTACTACGATATCTCGGCATGCCTTTACCTAAATACTTTTCAGTATTTTTAAGAGTATATACTCCTTGGTGAAATTTAGCCATTAAGTGAGAGTAAACTCACCATTGGATGTCCAATTAGTGGTGTCTATTGTCCTTATATCATAACTTTCATATGTGAAATCAATACGATAAGTAACTGGGCCACTATCTGAATAACTTAGTTGATCGCCGGCAACACTAGAAATCATAGGATTAAATAAACGAATAACATTTACATCTTCAGTACCTGATCTTCTTGTAATTCTTAATTCGCTAATAAGATATTTTTCTTCTGGTAATTTATAACCACGTCCACTATACCCGTCGCGAAATGTGTTACCAATAACACTGGCATAATCTTTTTCAGGTTTACCATCACTTGTCATGGTTCCTGCATAATAATATTCTGCATATTTTTTAAGAATTGATTCTATTGAGTTTTCCTTGACGCCATCTCTTGTATCATATGCGGTTAATGTTACAGGTGTGTATGCTGTGCCTATATTTAGAGTTCTTTTTATATTATACTGATTTACTTCCATTGTGCTGAATTGATGTCCAGGCATGGATACATCAGAAATTCTCTCTAACTTATACGATTTACCTTGCATGTAAAGGTCTACTTCAAACTCGAATTTGATTCGTGGATATGCAGTTGGTTTTGCATATATGTCTGATGCCTTGCCGCCTAAAAATTTACTCATTCCTGTCTATCCTAATATTCAGTGATTGAAGTTTCAGATGTTAAGCGAGGGTTAAACTGCGCCGTCTTGACCTTTATCAGTGCCAATAGTCTTGTCAGATGATAACCAATCAATACCATCAATGGTATGTGATGCGTTGTCATAACGTACTGTCATTGTAATCTGTACTTGATCCGATGTTGCATAGTTTAATTCACCATACTGTACATCTGGAATCCAACATCCTACTAAGTGCCAAGAATCAAAAACATCTCCTTCTACTACACCAGTGTTGGTACCGTCTAAAGTTTCAATCATCATCTCGAACTTATAATCATGTCCTGCTCTTGCTGATGACTGTGTGCTATGATTAACCTGTTGGTTAAGTTGGTTACCAATCATTTTAACAACATTACTGTTGATATCGTCTCGAATCATTACCGTAACGTCTGTCCATAAATGCTTTCCTGCTATACGTATTTTAGAGTTATAAGCATCGATAACAACTTCTTCAGTAGTAAGTGCTGGTCGAGTCACTGATATGACATTTGTTGTTACTAAATCGCCAACAACTGCTGCGCCATTTAGTGATGATCCCATATTAACGAATTTTACTCTAAATCTATATTGTAGTTTGGGCATCAAAGTACCTACAGGATTAGAATCTGCTGGTACGCCAAAATTTGTTATAATTGCCATAAAAATAATCTCCTTTGTAATTTCTATATAATGTATTTATGCATCTACGTCAAAAATTTAACCACACATTTATTAACAATAACTATATAAGCATTAACACTAACTGTAATCAATGTTAACAATAACTATAATTCACTAATTAAATTAGCAGTTAAACAATGCTTGTTATCTCTTTCATATTTTGATAGGAATAATACACTCCTGACGGAGAATCACCTGTCAGGTACACGTCCTTGCTCTTCTTCAGCAGTTCATTAATAAGGTTTACAAAGCTCGCCTGTGCTTGATGATGTACGTTATTTAAGTAGTTTATCTCATATTGCCATATATTGCTTACTTGTAACATAACAACTTGGTTTGGTTCAATTGTGTCGACTAACTTTTGCCATTCTTTGACTATGTCTATTTTCATAAATTTATGATCTAAGCAACGTATCCAATCCCACGCATCTAACCAACTAGATTCATCACCATAACTGGCAATGAAATCCAAAACTAAGTTTTTATCATATATTAGATTTTCTACATCGATATTAAATAAATCACGGTGTGTTTTATAAAATTTATCAAAATCAACACCATCCCATTCATCTAATACCTTCCTTATCCACCATAATCCACTTTCACTAAAATCAGTCCATATAACTTGTTTAAGAGTATTTTTAGCATTTGACATGTGCTTAAACTGATGTAGTCCACTACATGGTACAACCATTACTTCACAATTATATTCTTGATCATATGGGACTGACTCTGTATTAGTGATATATACGATTTTATCAGACATTACTTTAAAACCAAATAACTCTTGCTTATCAGTATTATCCAAAGGATAATCAATTTTATCACTAAAGGTTAAACTAGGATCAAGTAACCATTCTTTGGTTTGTTGAATATCATCTTCTGGGTAGCAACAATGCTTTTCATTTCTAATATCATAATCTAAATTAAAGACATACATATTATTATTCAATGCCAATGGTATTAGCCAATCAAAAGGACTATGTGATATATGTAATTGTTTAGATACATACCCGCCAACCGGCTCTAGATACATTGGCGTATAGTCGTCATGTAAGTTTTCTTCACTTGCTTTAAACTTTGGAAATGGAAGGTCTGACTCCCATTGATTATCTTTACATTTTGCATATGTTTTAAGATTAATAACCACGCATTGTGTATGAAATTTTGGTGCGTCATCATTAAAGTGTCGATTTAAAATATGGCCAGCAACGAGCCATTCTTTATCAGCCCAATCTGTATCAATTGCTTTAAGTAACTTTTCTTCAAACTCAGTGCCCAATGGCCAACTTCCTTCAAACCATAATACTGCTACATCAAAATTCAGTTGGATAGCGTGTGTTAGAATATACTCGCAATGCCTTAATTTATCAGCAACAAAAACATAATGATCACAACTATTAGTAAGATTAATTTCTGTTACTTTTTTTATTTTAGAAAAATATTCAATCTCTGGTTTTAATTCAGAAATAAGGGGCTCATTGAAGGATACGTGAGCAATACGAGAGTATCTACCCATTTTAATGTATGAATTATTGAACATACAATTATTTAGTTACTTTGTAGTTTAGTGTTGTTTAATTAGTGCTTAGTTCTGTAATCTGCGATTGCTGATTTGATTGCATCTTCAGCCAAAACTGAACAATGAATCTTTACAGGGGGTAGCTCTAACTCTTCTACAATTTCAGTATTTTTGACTTCTTGTGCTTGTTCTAATGTCATACCTTTAATCATTTCAGTTACCATGCTTGAACTTGCAATAGCACTTCCACATCCGTATGTCTTAAACTTACAATCTTCAATGATGTTATCTTTCACTTTAATTTGAAGTTTCATTACATCTCCACAGGCTGGTGCACCAACCATTCCAGTTCCAATTGAATCAACGCTTGGGTCGAATTTACCCACATTGCGTGGATTATTGTAGTGATCTAATACTTTCTTTCCATATGCCATAATTTTTGTCTCCTAATTTAGGAGAAGGAAGACCTTCTCCTAATGTTATTTATCTAAAATCTATTCTTCAATTAAGTGTGCTTTATACACACTATTAATACCAAATGCTTCTGCGTTAAAACGAACAAGCGTTTTTAGTGCGGCTTCAGTAATGAACCCCATAAGTGTTTCAACATGTGCGTCGCCTTCTTCACCAATAACCCAGTCATAATGTCCAACTGCTGCCACAATGGCGGCAACTGATTCTGGATTAGTTGCTACTTGACGTAATGCTTCTCTTAGTTTATCAGCATTAGGGTTTCCTTTGTTTACCCAAATTGCTTTCTGTAATCCATCACGAAATGATTTAACTAACTTATATGCATCATATAACTCACCACTTGGAACAACTCCCCATCTTTCCTCAAAAAGAACTTCGAATTGATATCCTGGATGATTTTGGTCATCTGCGTGTGAACCATCTGCTTGTAAAATACCATGATGAAACCACACTTCTGCATTATCATTAGATGATACGTGCTTCTTATATGCCGCTGGATTTTCCCTTGTTGCATTTAATTCACCACGTTTGAAAGCAAGTCTACGTTCACCACCAGACATTCCTTTGACCCATATAACGTTCTCTTTAAAGCAAGTAACGTACTGGGCAATAGTTTTATCAGGTCCACACAACAACATAGTCATTGCTAACCCTTCAGGAACCATACCTGAACCACCAGCAAACTTAACACCGTCTGCCATATCTTGACCTTTGATTTTGCCTGCGATAATATTAAGATTCATCAGGCCGATACTTTCGTATTCTGAGTAATCATAATCTACATTTTCTTGTAGAAATGACACGCCATTGCCACCGTGTGATACCATAATAATTGTATCATCATCTCTCATCTCATTATGCCATTTATTGAAACCTTGCATATCACGTGCACCTGGTATATGACGAATGACAATATCATCGTCTAGGTACTTACGCATTTCTTTCATTACAATGTCAGTCCATACTGATGTACCGCCGCCTGGCTTTTGTGGTACAATAACAATATAATCTGCCATTACCTGTGTTGCTATGAACATAGTCATGACCATTCCTGTTACTAACTTCTTAATCATTTTTTTTCTCCTTTAATGATTTAGACAAAATCTATTTTTGCCTTGTTGTAAAACATGCCCCATATAGCGGCAATAATTGCGAATACAATGAATAGTGCAGATAACCAACCAGTGAACAAGTCACTTACTGTATATCCAAACGTGTCAAATTGTACCCAACTTTTTTCTAATCTAGCACTTAATATGAAACCTATCAAAAAACTTACTCGACTAAACTTAATATATTTTAATATTATACCCACTACACAACACGCCGCAAAAATCATATAATCTTCTGCTAGTCCTGTGTACTGTGTACAACTCCAAATTAAACTAGCCAATATTGGCCAGAAATAATACTTAAATGGAATGGTTGTGATTTTGACTGCATATTTAATAAACAGATATGCCACTGGCATAATAATCATCAAACTCCACATGTAACTTGAAAGTAAATAATCAAAAAACTTTGCATCTTCTAAAACTGCTGGAGTACCCATCTCTAATCCCACATACATCAACAATCCCATTACTATAACTTCAAAAGGCGCACCTGGGATACCAAATAGTATCGTTGGCACATAACTTGTTGCCTTTTGGGCATTATTGGCACCTTCACAACCAATCACTCCTCGTACATGTCCTTTTCCTACGTTCTCTTCTGGTTTACTTGCGGCTACTGTTTGTGAATATGCAAACCAATCTGCGATACTCCCACCTATTCCAGGAATAAGTCCAATGAATCCACCTATGAATCCGCCGCGTAATCCATCCCATTTATATTTCCAACTATCTTTAATGCCTTGTATTAGTTGTGATTTTATTTTTGCATTATCTAAATAAATTTTCTCTGCTCTCATTCGATACGCACTAATAAGTTCAGGAAATGCTAATACTCCTGCCATAACAGGAATCATTTGAATTCCATCACCTAGATATGCTATATCAAATGTCCAACGATTTGCGGCTGTTACTGGATCTTCACCAATAAGTCCTACAAGTACACCAGCAATTAAAGCCAATATACCTCTAAACCAGTACTTACTACTCATAAATGCAACAGATGTTACAGCAAATATTAAAAATGCAAACATCTCTTTAACACCAAAGTATAACACAATCTGTGTATAGTAAGGTAAGAATAAGAATACAAGTAACCCCCATATCAATCCATTAACCCAACTTGTGCTGATTGCGGCACTTAAGGCTCTGGCTGCCTCTCCTCTACGACTCATAGGAAATCCATCAACCATGGTTGCGGCCGAGCCGCCTGCGCCAGGAATATTCATTACAACTCCAGCAAAACTATCTCCAATGCTAGACGACACAACAACTGCTGTAGTAAACACTACAAGCATATACGGGTCGGTGAAATATCCGACAAATGCGTATATGGCAATTAGTCCAACTGTGGCTCCTGCTACTGGTATTAATCCTACGAAAAAACCGTAGGCAATCCCTAATAACAGCATTGTGAGATAAGTCTCCATGCGTTATTTTCCTTTATTTAAAATTATACAGTGATTGTTGACTAAAGTCAACTGTTGACACGCTATTACGACTCCGTAATACATGATGTGAAGTGCAGTTCTGCACTATTATTATTTATGCTAACTCAACTTTCTTAACACAAAATATAGTCTATTATCATCTTGCCTTAAAGTTAATAACTCACAACCAAGATATATGGCTGCATTGGAAATAAACCCAGAATCCCAATCATAAAAATTTATCCATTTACTTTCATGAAGTTTATGTGATAACCCAGGATTCACTCTGAAATATATCAATCCATTGTAACGAAGTAAATTTACTACTGCGGAAAGTTCTGATAATATTTTATCACTACTACCAAAATTAATACTACCCAAGCAAATAGCAACATCATACTCGATATCAGTTTCATAATCTAATATAGTTGACTTAATATCAGCCTTATCGTTATATGGGTCTATACCAACTAAATTATTAATTTTTCCTTTAAATTCATTATAGCCGCAACCAATATCAATTACATTTGAAGGATTCATATTATTAACTTCATCAATAATAGCAAGTCCACTATACTTATATTTCTTTGTTTCTGGTTGCCATACTTTGCTAAAATATTGATTCAAGCATTCATTATCTATTTGTTCTGCTAATGCGTATACACTTGAGTTATCAATTGTTGTTAATTGAATATCAAAAACACCATTAATTACTTGACATAAAGTATGTTTGTTATTTTTTAAACTTGGATTTTGTTTTAGTATTCTGTCTAACTCAGTTAAGATTTTTAAGTTCATACTGTATTTAGTTGTGTTCTTTCTATGGCTTCAAATAATGCTTTAAAATTTCCATGACCAAATCCTGTATTGCCTTTTCGTTGTATAATTTCAAAAAATACTGGTCCTACCACTTCTTTGGTAAAAATTTGTAATAATATTCCATCTTCTTTACTGCCATCAATCAAAATGCCTAACTCACGCAAGGCATCAATATCTTCTTCATGGTAGTCAATTCTATCATCAATCATATCATAATATGTATCTGGAATATCTAAGAACTTCACTCCACTTTCTTTTAATTTTGCAACTGTT